CCAACACTATCGGCCGCAAATAATCCATCACCACCACCGCCACCACCTGAGGTTTGTGTGGTTCCAATAAATTTACCAGTTGATGCCTGATAAGCAAGAACTCTACCATCTATTAATGCAGTGTCTCTATCTACATCATCAAGAAACTCTAAACGTACTTCACCTCCACCACCAAGTGTAGATAATTGCTGCTCAATTCTGTTTATGAATAATCTGTAGTGACCAGCAAGATCATCAAGTGTAGCAAAATTCTGATCAATTGGAGTTAACGGATCTGATTGTCCATTTATAGAAAGTTTTTTATCTGATGGTTCATTTAATAAACCCTCTTTTAATTTTTTCTGTTCAGTCTTAATTGATTTTACAAGATCTCTCAGTTCACTAAGATCAGATTTGACACCTTTAATATCATCATCATAATACTTTACTTCTGGAATTATTATGGAAGATACTTCATTTTTTAATTCAGTAAAATACTTAAGTAGAAGTTCATCAGTCTTTACACTTTCGTCGCTTATTTCATTAAGTTCTTTTTTAATATTTTGCTTAAGAGAATTATACTCTCCAAGAATTTGTTTTTTTAGTTTACGATCATCATCTTTAAACTCTTTGTGATATTCCCAAATTTTCATTGAGGATTCACGAAGATCTTTCCAAATTTTTTCTTTTTCTTCTTGAATTTTATCTTTTATTTCAGTTGACAACTGAACTTTACTTTCAAAATGTTTTACTTCTACTTTTTCAATTAAATTATCAATATCAATTTGAACAGTTTCCTTTAAAGTATCAATGGTATCATTGACTTTGATAAAATCATCATCAATTACACTAAAAGTTTTTCCAATCCATGAAAAATCAGGAACTTCATTGACTTCATTGACCCACTTAGGAAACGTGGGAATAGATGCCTTTACATTGTCAATTGCTTCACAGATTGCTGCAATCTCAGCATCATAGTATTTTACTTCTGGTAGATTTGTAACCTCTGTTTGAAGAATATCAATTCTGTCTTCAATAGCATCCACCTGTTCATCATAATACTTAACTTCAGGAAGACCCTTAATTTCATTTCTTACTAGATCAATCTGTTCACATATTGCCTCTACTTCTTTTTCGTAGTATTTTACTTCAGGTGCTTCTGAAATCTCGTTTCTTACTTGAGATATCTGTTCAGCAAGTTGCTCTAATTCTTTATCATAATATTTAATTTCTGGGATATCGGGAATGTCTGCCCTAATATCATTAACCATTTTGACCAGTTCTGGCCAAGCAGGAACTATATCTTGAACTTCTGCAAATGTTTCTCCATTTGCATCTTCAATGGTTTGAGTTTGCTCTAGAATTATTTCTTGCTTTTCTTCAATAAAATCTTCTACAGAGGGTAAATCCTCTTGTGCTTCCTCTGTAATAAATTCATCAATTGATGGAAGATTACTTGAATCTTCAGAAAACTCATCAATCGAAGGTAAATCCTTGTTCGACATTTTATTAGTAACTTAAATACTTCGGGATTTCTCTCCCTTTTCTATTTAGGATCTTCTTTAAGTCCGTCTTTTAACATCTTTGCTAACTCTGCAGTAGATCCAACAAACAAAGCGTTGTTTACTGTAGATGGACCACGTATTTGTTTGTCCTCCTCAACGTCTTTTAATTTCTTTTGAAGATCCATCAATTTATCAGTTGCATCCGATACACTTTTAATTAATTGTCCTGCAACTTCATAGGCACGAGGTTGATCAGACTCTTGCGCTAATTCAAGAATACCATTTATTGCCTCTTGACCTTTTTCAATTATAGAATAAAGATTACCTCTTGTGTAATCATAATCTTTTTTGATATCATCTACTTGAGATGTAATTTTTTTAAGTCTTCTATCTGTTGATGGAACTACTTCACCATCTACATTAAAAGTGTCGTTTAATTCATTAAAACTCATGAGATTGATCCACTAAATCCAAAGTCATCACCCTCTTCAATCAATTCATTATCAGATGAGTCAATAACAAATATTTCATCCCCTTTTAAGTGAGTGGATGCTGTGGTGCCATCTTGAGCTCTTAAAACAGAAAGTTTTGTTCCATCAATTTGTTTAATATAAATTTCTTCTCCACCAATATCAACGTATGTTTTTGCTGTAAGACCACTAGCACTATCTACATTGATTGTTTTTGCAGTTTTGGTTACATCATCAGCAAGGTTAGTTACTGAGTCACCAGTATAGTTTTTGATTGCTCTAGGTGTAACAGAATAAGTAAGAGATCGCTCTGCGTTTGATGTATCTGTCCCAGTAAGATAACTGACAGTTGCTCTTTTGATAACGTCTTTGGTTGCAGAAGAAACTGGACCAAACAGATAAGTCTTAGCTGTAAATCTTAGTGTATAAAGAAGAACTCTTCTCTTAGTAAAATCTCCTTCATAATCATCTTCCATAGTTATATTTTCGAGCACTACTGGAATATCTCTTTTTTCCTTTATAGATTCAACTAACTCAACAGTTAAATTATACGCAGGTTGAAAAAATGGTAAAATTTGTTCTACAATTTGAAGTGCATCATCATTTAATTTTGTCATTACTGACAACTCAAATTGCATATTATAAGGCACAGGCATAAACGCCTTTTTTACCTCCGTGCCATCACTTGGATCTTTAACTGAAAATTGTTGAGTAGTAGTAACTTTTCTAGTGGCATCATATGTAAGACCAGTAAACTCAAACGACATTCTTGGGAGTGTTATTGCCGTTGGTTTATTTAAATCTGGAGACTGCTCAATTCTTGCCAAAAACTTTTGAGTAGGTCCATATGCAAGTGGAACTTTTAAAACAGAATTATCCTGTTCAATTGTTATATTATTAAAGAGGGTTCCAAAGGATATGATAGTCCTCCTCAAAATTTCGTTATAAAAGTATCCAAACATGTTGTGACCTTAAGACATTAAGTAGTCTGACTAACTTTATTTAGGGAATACCGAACGGATTTCCTTCAGAGAAGTCTAAAATACTATCTGCCTCGGTTTCTATATCGAAATTATCAGCAAATCCATCATCAACAGCTTCAAGATCAACAACTCTAAGAGCATGAGATGCGCCAGAAGTGGATCCCACAATATCTTCACCTATCGTAAACGTTCCGCTTACACTTGATACTTCAAGCACGTTTGTACTTGAGTTCCATGTTCTCACTCTTGCTGTTGTTCCACTTGTTGATCCAGTTACAACTTCATTGAATATAAAGTCTCCAGTAGAATCCATGTCAGGAGATCCAATAGTAATTGTAGGAGCGATACTATAACCAATACCAGCGTTTGTAACTCTTATCTCAGTGATGACTCCAGCAGAACTGACAACAGGTATCAAGTCGGCAGATGCTGTTGAGACGCCAGACAAGAAGACCTCATTTGAAAGAGTAATTGTTGGTGCTGTAGTGTATCCACTTCCTCCACTACTAACAGTAACTATTCCTAATATACCATTAGCAATTCCTGATGTTGCTGCTGCTCCCGTGCCACCTTTTCCTCCAAAGAATTTGATCTTAGGTGCAACGGTGTAACCTGCACCTGGATTGATGATAGGAACAGTTTGAACTGATTGCAGTATTGGATTAACATTTTGATTGCAAACATTAATACCTCCAATCATAGTTGCGGTGGCAATACCAGTAATACCAGTTGACGGTGCTGAAGATATTGCAACCGTTGGAATCTCACCGTATCCTCCACCCCTATTTGTAACTGTGATGAATCTAATACCACCAGACGTAATGATGCCAGTGACAGCCGTAGCAGTAACTCCAGTCCCTACAAGTGTTAGGGTTTGTGTTGGACCCTGAATCGTATTAATTCCATCCTCTGTTGTGCCATCTGGATCATCACCAACTAAATTATTGTCAATTTCATCGATGCCAGTTGCAATAACTTCATTCTCATAACGGAAGAGTTCGCAATATAATTCATAAGTATAAAGATCTTGGAGTTGATAAAATGGTTTTGCATATTCAATATCTTTGATTTCATAAATCCTATCATCCAGAGGAAACCAAATTAAATCGCCACTTTTTGGTCTTGTGGATAGTTTGATATTTGCCTGATCCTCAATCAAAGGTGTAATATAATTTTCATATCTTTCTCTTGATATAATAAGTCTAACTTCATCTCTAGATTCAATTCCAAATTTTGAAAGTAAATTACCTGCTCCAGAATATTGATCATAATTATCTACGTATGCTTCCAATGGAAGTGCTAGGTCAAATTTCGATTGAACCACTTCACGAATAACACTTTTTTCTGTTACGAACTTTCTAGGAATGTAAAATATTTCTACACCATAAGTTCTTAACTGTTCGTTTATTAAATCTTGAACAAGATTCTGCTCAGATGATGTGCCTTGAGTAAAAAAGGGATTTAATACCATGATATCAACCTATCATATCAAGAGGTGGAAGTTCATAAGTATTCGACATTTGCTCCCTGATTATTTCAAGATCTTTCTCGGCATCATCATAAATTTGACGACCATTAAGTTCAATTCCACCAGGTAACTTGACACCTTGGAATTTAATTAGATTTTGACCCCATTGTCTCTTCATTAAGGCAGTCAAATATCGTTTTAAAAATGAGTCATTATAAACTCTAGCAAAGTCATTTGGATCAAGTAAACGATAACAATCAATGATTATATAATCATCAACTTTCACACTTCCCCAGTCAAGATCAAGATACAATCTATCTTGTCTTTGATTAAATCTTATTTGTTTTTCTGTGGTAAGAAGAAAATCAATATCTTCTAGATATCTCTTCGTCATTGCATATGTCAAAATCTCCATTGAACTGAACGTATAAATGTCGTTCAAGAAGAGTTGATATTTTACACTGAACATGTTGTTAGTTACAGTGTTAGATCCGTCAAATCTAAAAATTTTATTGATGCCTATAACAGCTGGAGGAACTTGAAGATAATTGCTGTTTTCTTCATATGAAAAGGTAGTGGCAGTTCCTGCAATTGTTGCTTCAGCAGTGGTAGTTACAATACCGACTATGTTATCACCACCTCTACCACGACCTTTATCTATATCTGCTTGAGTAATTTTATATTTTAAATAGGTTTGCTCTACACCATCAAAGTGTCTTTCGTGAAAATACTGCAGTGCATCATCAACTAAGTCATCAACTTGCTCATCAGCAATATTGATTTCTAAGACAGGAGCACCCAACTGTCTTTTACAATAGTTTATGAGGTCTGTCCTACTTGCAGGTTGTGCCATCTATTCACTACTTTTTAAGTATTTATGGAGCAGAGGAAATACCCTGATATACATACACATTTCCGTTCACGATATTGTAGTAAGTTGCTCCAGAACTTACAAGCACGTCATACATATATCTCCCCTCAGCAAGGTTTCTTGTGTCTGTAGACCCCATAGAAACCTCCATAACACCACTAAGAGCACTAGTGATGCCAACTGTAAAGGTTGCTGCAGCAACGCTTGTGGAACCTATTGAAGTGCTCTTTCTGATTTGAGCAGATCCCGAGTAACCTGTCAGGTTAAATGCAGAACTAGCCGTGTTTAAAACATTGAATTTTGCTTTAAAGTCTCCACCAGTATAGATGCTTAAATTTGCACCAAATGGGACTCCAGAATCTGGGTCAAAAGTAATATTATTACTGGACATTCGGAATACCTATTACTGACATTGTTTCCTGTTGTTTATAATAAAGTTTGATAAATGATTTTGCGATATTTCTAAGTTCATCGCGATCATCACAACTATCTATCTCAGATGCCAACTTTTGATATGCAAAACTCTTAGATAGATTAGAAAGTTCTATATCATTTGGGTCCATTTACTAACTCCTTAAGTAAAAACTTTATTTCATTGATATCATCT